CATCTCATAAGCATAATCTAATTCCCAAAAGCCTTTATTCTTTAATGGCTCAATATATACTTTATTATCATCAGTAATCTTAACTTTAGCGTTGAATAAATCCTTCACCAATCCAACGCACTTACCAAGCGTATATAACGGTCCACCACTAACTGGTAATCCAGTTTCTGAATTAGGAATATTAATTCTACCAGCTTCTGTCTTTCTTGGAAGAATATACAACTCATCCAATTCTGGAATCATGCTACTTGCAATAAATTCATATCCAGCAAAATCACATCCAACTTCTAATATTCTTTTTAGCTTTATCCCTCTATGCTTCTTTGGTATTGGAAATAAAGTATCAATTAATTCTTTTACCATGTCTATTAGGACAAAAAACATTGCACCATAGTATATTACTTTAGATGCTGCTTTACCAAATCCAATTACAGCAGCACCAAGAGGCCCTAATGCACCACCAGCAGTTTCACCACCAACATCAGAACCTAAATCCAATCCATCTTTAAACATTTGTGCTAATTGCTGTTGTATCTGGAATATAGATATTGTTAGAATTGCTGTACCAAAGTAATCGAATTGTGTTTCCTTAATGTAAGGAATATCTACGTAATCAGATGCACTAAATTTACCTTCTGATTCTAATAAGCCCATAGTAATAGCCTCAGATACGTTAGCAAAAGTATTTAAGCCATCCAATTTAAGTAGTTTAGCCTTTACCTCTTGCTTCTCTTTATTAACCTCTATATCATTAGCTAAATCTACGATCCCTTTAAATACATCAGTAGATGGAGTATTTAATTTCATCTCAAAGTCTACACCTTCAAATATTCCATTGCCTATTCCAACTGCACCATTATCAATATGTTCAATTAGCTTCTTACCCATATCCAAGCTGAATGTTAATTCAGATGTAGTTATATTGGGCTGGTTATTATCATTGTCAAAAGTAGCTATGATTTGCAGTCCTTGCCAATCCCTTACACCTTCTGATTCTCCTAATAATTTAAACTTTACGTTATCAAATTGTGCCATCTATTTGAATATTTCATTGGTTTTATAATGATTTCTATCCACCTTATTCTGCCTTCTAATCGTTTCTGTAATAAAGTTAGCTAATGCATGAGGATCAATAGATACTTCTGGGATGTTTCTAATTGCTTTTTCTACATCCTTAACTCTACTAATCAATTCTTTATTACTTTCAAATCTCTGCTTCTCTACTTTAATGGATGGTAAATCTTGATCTAATCTTCCAGTTCTATACTTAAATGCTAATTCTGATAATTGATCATTGCTCATTCCTCCAATCTTCATGTTATTAGCAACATCAATAACTCTTTCTTTTGGCATTAGCATAGCTGGTACACTATCCTTACCTTCAATACCTCCAGATACTGATTCAGTACCATCAGCAAAGAATTGAATAGATTTCAATGCACCAAGCATCTTACTAATATCACTAAATGCATCTTGGAATGGCGTTTGGCTTCCACCTTCAGCATAGCTTCCCATTAATTCCAATGCAGTTTCAGTAGCTGCTAATAATTGCTTTCTCTTTTCAGTCTTAGCTAATTCCTTTTGGATTTCTGCTTGTCTTGCCTTCTCTGCTGCTAATGATTCATCTGCAAATAGCACCCTTTGTTGGGCCAATGCCTTTAAATCATTCTCTTGGTCTTGAGATTCTTGCAGTTCATCATTCAGTAAATCCTTTCTTTGATCTAAAGCCTTATCAAATAATTTCTTTCTTTCTGCGAATTCTTTCTGTGCAGATTCAATAATGAATTTAGTGTTTTCTTCTGCTTTCTTTTTAGCATCTGCTGCAGCCTTTTCATTCTTCTTATCATTCTTATCCTTCTCAGCTTGTATCTTTTTTTGCATCCTTAATTCAATACCACTTCTTAATGATACTAAACCAGCAATCTTTTTTGTAGCTGCTTCATCTGCTCTTAATGCTTCTGCTTTTAGCTGTTCAAGTTCCAATAATTCCTCTGTAGATGTATCATTGAAAGATTGCTCTAATTCCATTGCTTGAATCTTTAAATCAATCAATTCTTTTTCAGTTTTAGCAATAAATCTTTGCTTAGTAGCAGCTAATTCTAATGCAGCAATTCTTTCTTCATCTGTTGCTAATTGGTCATTAGCTATTTCTTTTAATTTTTGGAATTCCAATCTTGCTTTAGCTAATGGTACAACCGTTTCAATTTGCCTATCTCTAAATTGCTTTAATAATCTATCTAATTCAGCACCTTGATCAATAGCATCACTTACAAATTCTCCAACTGCTTCACCAGCAGATGCCATCTTATCAATACCTTCTGTAATACCAGTATTAAATTGTATTACTGCATTCCCTAATGTTTTGAATCCTTCAGCTAATTCACCACTAAATATCTGGGCTAATCCCTCTCCAAATACTCCTAATGCTTTGAATCTATTGATTAAATTCTCTTTAATTGCCTTTCCTAAACCAATAACTGCCTCTTTTGGATTCGCAATAGCCTCTTTAAGCCTATCAAATGTACTTAATGCAGTATCTTGGATGAATCCTATAAAGACATCAAATAAAGCCTTTAGAGGCCTTAAAACCTTAGTAAATGCATCAACTCCTCTTTGTGTAGATGCAAATGCTGCAATTAATCCACCTAATGCAACTACAATAGCACCAATACCAGTAGATATTAATGCAATCTTTAATATTTTCAATGCCTTAGAGAATCTTCCAGTAGATGCTACGGCTGCTGTATTTGCTGCTGCTGCACTTTCTGTTGCTTGTGCAGATTTCTTGGTAAATACTGCTAATGTGGCTTGAATCCTCTGCAAGATCATCAATTGCCTACTAAATAATCCAGATGCTTGGATACCTTGAGTAACTGATGTTGTATAATTACCCACGTTCATTCTCTGCTTCTTTAAAGCATCTGAATTACTAAGAATCCTTTTATTGTTTAAGTCTAATTGCTTATTAATATCTTGTAATCTAGCCTTACCTTTTGCAGTTTCAAGATTCAATCCTTCTCTTTCTCTTCTTAATTTTCTATTGGATGCAGCTAATTTCTGTAATGTACCAGCATTTTGATCAGCTAATACTATTTCATCCTTCAATGCATCCTTCTGGGCCTTACTGGCTTGCTGATACCTTATCTTAGCCTTTACCTCTGAATCTTCTGCTTGTGTAAGCTGTTTCTTTAGTTTAACGGCTTCTTTATCTAATTCAATGCTTTGTTTCTCTATCTTATTAGCATCTTCTTTTGCAGTCATTAGCTTTTTCATTCCATCTACCGTAGATGCATCAATTTTAGATACATCAGATATCTTATTTTTAGCCATTTTTTGCGTTTCTTGCTGCAATTTAGTGACCAATCCAAGCAATTCCTTCAATGCTGCTATCTCAGCACCAAGATTAAAATCACCAAATAAATCACTTTTACTTATCTTATCTGCCATCTCTAAACTCTTTTATTAGTTTCTTTCTTATATCTTCTATAATTAAGGCTAAATTATCTTCTTGTAAGCCCATTATACCAGCATATCTATCTTTTAAGTCTTGGAAATATCCCACATCTGAATCTAATGTATATTCATCTCCACTCTCAACCGTAGTTAATCCATCCAAAAACTTACCAGTATAATACAAATCTACATATTCAATCTGTAATCCAGCAACTGATCTTATTGTACCCCAATAATTAGAATACCCTTCTTGTATTAACTGGCCTTGATCATTTTCACCTTCTTCTTTTATCTGATGCCTTACTTTAGCTGGAAATTCTTTAGCCATTACCTCATCAGCTACAATATCTGCTAATATTGGAAGTTCCTCCAATTGAATTATTAACTTATCTAATTTATTAGCAAAGATTGTCATTTGTTAGCCTTCTTGAATACATCTAAATAAGTGTAGAATTTTGCCACACTCATCTTATATACGTCAAAATCTTTCTTAAAGTAACTCTCAAGCATTATTATTCTTTCTTCAAAGGTCTGTTTCTTATTCGCGACCATAGCTTCCCGATCATTTTTGATCTTACTTTTAATCTTATACGACGTTTTAAATGTTGTCTCACCAGATAACCACTTTAATTTCATTAATAATATATCTTTTTCTTCTATCATATTAGTAATGGCCCTATCATCAACACCAAATCTTTCGAATAACTCATCACTTACCATTATGAAATGATCCACTAATGAATCATAATCAACATTCTTATCTGGCATATCAAAGTAATCTTCCAGCTTCAACATATAGCGTACATCACCTTGCTCATTGATCTTATCAAAGTTCCAGATTGGCAGTTCTTCTATTGTTCTATAAAACTTCATATAATAAATATACAAAAAAGGGATACCGTAAAGCACCCCTTTTAAGACAAAAAAACTAAAACCATGATACGAAAAACTACTTCTTCTTACCTTTAGATTTAGCTTTCTTTTTGGTTATTTGCTCATAGGCTTCAGACATATCAACATCCAATTTACCCATGAAGAAACCTTTGAACTCTTCAAAAGTTAGCTTCTTTATCTCATCAACATTAAAAGAAGTCCTTCCTAATTTTATGAACTTAGCCATAATTAAGGAATTGTTACTAATTCAGCTTCAATCAATGAATCATCATATCCAGCTTTGGATACAGATACCTTTAATTTGTCTGCTGCTGTTTGTGCAGTAAATGTAAATGTATAAGCGTTATCAACTGCTGCAAAACCAGAAATAGCTACGGATGAAGATGTATTATTATTGTAGATAGCAAAATCAGCCTCTACTAAACCTTCAATACCAAATCCATAGATATTCTCTGTAATAGTAGAAGTAAACCCAGTAGTAGATACATCAGAAGCTACATGCTTAATATCATATAGTCCATATACATCACTTGAAGATAAACCATCAAAGTCTAAATCAGCAGCATCAATTGCTCTGATTAAAGAATCCTTTTCAGTTTCTCTAAAGTCAAATGTAATCTTAATCATTACTGGCTCTGCATCTGTTTTCTTAACTAACTCAGCAGAAAAAGATTCTTGATCAACCATAATAGGCTGAACCTTTACTTTTGTGCTTGCATCAGTAGCATAAACAAAGTTTCCAGATTTGTCAATAACGTAAATACCAAATTTTGAGCAAGCCCAATCTTCTAATTTACCTAAATATTCTGGCCCTTGAAAAGGAATAAACCCAGTAAAAGTACGAGTACCTTCCTTGATCTTAGCTTTTCTTCCAGAATTGAATTCAAAGAATGTAGGTTCTACTCTTACATCTTCTACATTTTCCAATATAGAAAGAGGGAAATATCTATCATCCTTGTCGGGAGCATCAAATTTACCTATTAAGGTAGACTTAATTACTTCTCCTACGTTTGCCAGTTCATTCTTTGCCCCAGCAGCATCTACCTCTGGTACAATGATTATTCTCTTGGCAATATCCAATATACTTGGGCAAGCATCCCCTTGTGAATTGGATAAAGTACAACAATTAGCCATTTTTTTTCAATTTAAAAGTTTTAAAAATTATATTCATCAAACAAATTACAACCATCAATAATCTTGTCTATTTCCACCGTTATATTTAATTGTACACCACTTAGCATATCATTAAAAACTTGTGTTTTATACCCCTCATTATTAAAGAATAAGCCATACTTAGCATGTCTTATTGTGGTATAATCTGAAATATCCAATACGTTTTTATTTTTCTTTAGGCTCTTTATAAACTCCCTCTTTACAGCATCCATATCATCTATGATGTTAGTATAATGATCATCAGTATCCCATTGCTGTTGCCCAGCCCAATCATTCATAAAATAGATCTGTAATTGTGGTGTAGCCCCTATATTATTCATTCTATCATCATTTTCACCCATAGTAATAGGTTCAAACAATAATACTGCTGGAAATTTAGCCTTTCCCTTTCTTAGCTTAGATAAAATGTTATTGATTTCAATTGGAGTACCATGATAGTAATATGGTGCACCAGATAGCCACTTACCAGAATCAACCTTCCCTTGTACATAAGTAGAAGTCCTTACATCTGCTACAATTGTGCTAATGAAATCTTTAACTTGAGTAATCATACTATGCTAATCTTTTCTCTTTGTGTGAAATGGAAATCTGCATAAACCTCTCCTGGCTCATTAGTAATGGTAATATAAGAACAAGCATCATTATAGATCTTTATTCCTTTATTCCAATGCCTTCTTAGTAGATTGGATGTTACCGGAGTAACTCTATCTGCATTAGTAGCACTATTTATAACCACTCCTATTTGAGTATTCTCCATTTCATTATCTCTCATATAATAAAAGAATACAAAATGCTTTAGCATCTCTGTTAGGCCTTTAAACTTAAATGTAATCTCTCCAGATGTATAAGTATCACCATCAATTAGATTGGCCCACTTAGCTGGAAATGGATGTACATTTAGATTAGATTCTAACTCCTGGTATAAAGTCCATCCAAGTAATGATGTAAGAATATCTTCCTCTACTTGATCAATATAAAGATTTAGCTTATCCTCAGTCCATTCTCCAACTGGGATTTCTACATCTCCAACAAAATCAGATTCTTGTATAATCTTTACACTCATCTTATTTAGCTTGTGCTTTACCTTTATTAATTAATGCTTTAGCAAGATCTACAGATACTTTAAATTCTTTACCACCCATTACGATCTCTACCTCATCTATATCTCTTAACTTATCCCATACTACTGGAATCTCTATTTTCTTAACTGCTTTCTTCTTAGCCATAATCAAATGCTTTTACCACCAAATCCCCACACCCAATTAAGGATGTGAGGTTCTGGCCCTAAATAAACTCCATGCTTATGGTGTTTCTAAAGCTGCATTTGTAGTAGCAAAAGTACCTTTAACAAAAGCAGTAGTATCGTTATTCTGTACGAAAAGTTGACCTCTCCATTCAGCTAAGATTGTTCTCATGTTCTTAGTGAAATCATTTCCATCTAATCCAATCTCAATCTCAATTCCAGATTTCTCAACAATTGTTCCTTTAGCGAAATCACCGATTAAGAAATCACCAGCAGTAATGTTAGTGTTTTCAATAATTGGAATACCATCTAAAGACATTTGTGATCCAACCATCATTAATCTCTCAACATATCTCTTATCAGAAGCAGATAACTTAACTAATTTTAAAGCTGCAACATCTGATGGATGCATCATAATAGTTAAAGCACCATTATGGTTAGCCAATCTGATTTGGTTAGCTGCAACAACTAATGAATCTGCATCGTTAGCAGAATCAACCGTATTAGCGAATGTACCAGCTGCAAATGCAGTAGCATAATCAATAACACCTTTTAAGTTTGGTGCAGTACCGTTACCATTTAAAACTTGGTTATCTACATCTAAGAATAATCTAACGATTAACTTGTTTCTTAACCATCCTTCCATGAAAGATACATCATCTAACATCTCAGTAGATACTTTGAAATAAGCTGCTCTTTTTACTAAAGCTACAGAAGTAACAACGAAATCATTATCGATTTGGTCTTTAGCTGCACCTTCAGCAGTACCATCAATAGTACCATCTTGTCCAGTTTCATACACCCACTCAATAGTGTTTGCTGCTGTTCTTAACTTTGGAAATAAAGCATAAGATTTTGCTTCTCTCTCAGCAATATCATTGATACCTTCTAATCTTTGTGCTTGTGGTACATCACCACCAGTTACATTACCAGCAATAGTCATATCAGCAGCAGCCTTCAATTCAAATCTGAAAGAATGTCTTCCATCTTTAGCTTTAATGAAGTCTTCTCTGTTATCAGCTAATGCTTTTCTAACTGAATTCTCAGCCATTCTTACAGAAGATCCTGATAAAGAACCATCTTGTAATTTCTTCAAGATAATCCCTTGTGTTTCTAATGCTGATTCTAAAGATTTAACTTTATGTGCTTTTAATTCTTCTACCTCAGTAGTTAAAGATTTAATTGCTACATCATTAGTTTCACCTTCTAATTTTACTAATCTTTCTTCTAAAAGAGTATTTTCGTTTTTAAGTTTTGCAACGTAATACTCTTGTAAATTCTTAGCATCCATTGATGCTAATTCATCTGCTGTTTTTTCTACGAACATCTTTATGAATTTAATATTAAGTTTAAAAATAATTGTTTTTTTTCTTCAGATTGAATCTCTGATAATTTAGATCCAGCCCAAGCCTTCATAGATTTCCCACCCCATAGTAGATAGCTTATTGTTCCACAAGCCTTTTCATCACTTGCATCATAATACTCTTCTGCTCTTGATAGGTACGAATAAACTCTATTTAATACATCCAAAGAGAACCCTCTTCCAGCAGCAATATCTCTACCTCTTTGTTTTCCAACATCAGTAGCGCATTTATTACCAACTGCTTCATTTAGTTCAATTCCCTTCTTAGCATTTGCAATTGCTTGCTTTGGATAATCATCATACAATTCAGCCTTCTGTTGTGCTTCATTCGGCTGTTCAGTAACAAAAGTGTCTTTAAAAGACGGCTTCTCCATGATCAGTGAATCTCTAAGCTGTTGAATTTGTTTGAATCTCATTTCAATATTCTCTAATCTAGCATCTGTACCCTTACCATTCTTGATGGCTTTCATAAAGGATTCTTCCAATATGTGTATCTTGCTAATTAGATCATTGTAATCGCCACTTGATTTAGCAGCGTCTATAACTGGTGTAAGGCTGTTACTACCAAAGGTAACTCCAGAACCTTCCCATAATTTTACTTCTGTAATATCATAATGTCCCTTCTCAGAGAACTCTGAATCTTCTACATATTTAACTTTATCTGCGATATAATTGAACCAATAGAATGCTCTCTAAGAATACCATCTTGATAATCAAGTAATGCATCCTTACCTTCTGTGCTTCTTCCCATCTTAGAAACAAATCTAAGTCCGTATTGATCTTCATCTAATTCAAGAATCTTACCGATTTGTCTATCCCAATCATGATTCCTTAGATGTGCTATTCTTCTATTACCAGCAGATAAAGGGCCTCTTTCTTGGATGGATTTCTTGAATGCACCCTTTCTAATTACATCATTATCTGCATCAATAGAATCAAAAGCTGCATAATATCCAGATACTATACCTTCTTTATCATCTATATCCTTTATCTCTAAAGCTAAATTCTTACAAGCATATCTAACGCTTAACTTATCTTCTATTCTCATCTTAATCAGTTATATCAATCATTTCTTGTGCTTGTTCTATTGTTATAACTCCACTTTCTAATAGCTTAATTACTCTATCTACCTTTTTATCCTTGTCCTCATGCAGAACCTCAACATCTGATACGTCAAACTTAAGGTATAAGTTTTTACCTTCCTCTTTAGAATAGCTTTCAACAAATGATCTATTATAAGATGCTTCCATCATTCTAAGGATTGGAATATTAACATTAGTCCATAATGCTTTCTCTGCTTCCCTTCTATTATTGAATGTTTTATTAGCTGGATCATTGAATAAAGATGAATCAATTCCATATACATTACAGATTGCTCTCAATGTCTTAACACCCATCTCAATAATTTGCATATCTGCTGCAGTCATCCCCATAGGATTATACTTCATCTTAGATGGTGTAATAATTGATTTACCAAAGTTTGAAGCCCCTCCAATCTTAGAATCAAATGCTTTTTGTGCTGATTCTAATTCTTGATCATCTAATACATCATCAGATTCATTGGAGATAAATCCAATTGCACCTTTATTCTTCAATAAATTACTACTGGCTTCCCATTGATTCAATGAAGTTCTATATGGATATACAGCAGATTGTAATGGAGATAATCCCATTCCACTCATTAATCCTTTCTCTGTTGGATTAAAGTATTTCATGTGGATAATTTCTTCTGCTGAATAGGTAGTATCTATTCTATCAATCACATAATCATAGCTAATTATATTATAATTGCTATCTAAATTTGGAGTAATTCCTTGAGTATATAACACCTCTAATTGCCTAAATGCACCTTCTGTACCAAGCCCAATTGAATCAATACCTCTTGCTAATGCATTACCAGTTAATGCTAAATTAACCACTAAACTATATTGTAATTCATTCCATGTTTGATTAGGATTAGGAGAATAAAGTAAATCATTCAGCTTACTGCTTTCATCCTTGATTAACTCTCCATTCCTTTCTTCATATACACACCATTTTACAGATGATGTAGTAGCAGCAATTTTATCTACTATTGGCTTTAAATCTGGGCTTCTTGAGTACCCTTGATTAATAAACTCAGTAAAGTTTGCTGTTGGATTATCCTTATCAAAGCCAAAGAATTCATTCCAATTTATCTTCCTATTGGTATCTGTTTGGAAGAATTGTATTGCTTTCTGTATTAGATTCATTGCACTAATTTACAAATTTATTTGAATATTCTTTTAGGCTTGTTAACTTGTTCAGCACATCCAGTAATACAATCTTGCGCATCATCATGATTATTTGTTCCTTCCCTTTTATAATTCTTCATTGAAGCGTAAAACTCACCCCACATATTTCCCCATCCTTCTGGATAAAATACATTCTCTTCAATCCAATAACTATTTGACCATATACGAGATTTCTTATTTTTAGTTTGCGTAAATGTCTTAATAACCGTAAAATTATTGGTTAAAAGCCTCTTTACATTCCTTGCAAAGCCTCTTCCTCCATTATTTGCTTCTATCTTTGCCCTCTGAATACCATCCTTTTCAAGCATTTTAGCTACTGCTGGCTCAGTATATTCCATAGATTTCTTGGTATATAGCACATCTAAGATATAAATTTGATCATTATTAATCAGATAATTGATGCTACAAAGGTAATCTGATCCAGTATCTGCTGTATCTGTATAGTTAAATCTTTGGCCTTCTGGTAATTCTGAATAGGTTTTAAAGTCTTTATACATCCTTCCCATCTCATCTACCGGCTCTTGCATATAGTTAGCACCAAAGATAGCTGGAGATGTTTTACTCTTCTTATCAGCATAATCTTCATAGCTTAATAATTCTGGGCATAGCATCTCTCCATCCTTATAAGCCTCCATCTTCAAGATGTGCCATCTATCTGCTTCAGTTTCTAATATCCTTCCACATAAGTCTTTAGTAGCCCATCTGGTCATGTTAATGATTTGGATACTACCTTGCTCTAATCTTGATAAGAATGTATCAGTATAGAATTTCCAATGCTCTTCTAATATCCTATCATTGAATGCTTCCTTATCGTTCTTAATTGGATCATCAATAATACCAATGTTACAACCAATACCAGTAATAGTACCACCCATACCAGTACCAAGATAGTTGAAATGTTGGCCCTCTAAACTCCACATTGAATTGGATGAATCACCATATTTGATATTGACACCAGGAAAGATATCATTCATACCAATCTTCTTAAACTCAAGATTCTCAGTATCAATTGTATCTCTAACACCTTTGGAGAATCTTCCAGCTAATGATGAATTATAGGATACTGCAATCACTCTATTGCTCTGGCTTTTACCTAATACCCATGCAGCAAAGTTAATTAAGCTAAATGATTTACCATGTCTTGGAGGCATATTAACCATTACCCTCTTGATAGGATTGCCATCTGCATCCTTTACTTTGCCCTCATAAATTGCTTGTAATGTATCTGATAAAGTCTTTAGATGTGCTTTATCATCTGTAAAGAAATTAGGATAAAGAGCCTTCTGGAAATGCCAAAAGGATTTCTGTGCAGCTGTTATCTTAGCGTATCTCCTTATCTCTTTATTCGTCATCTATCTTAATGATCTTAGAATCTTCATTAGCTTCTCCCATAGATGTTTCTACCCATATATTATACTCTGCACAATCAGATTTAAAAAGGGAGATTTCAGTATTCTCCCCTTCCTTCCATACCCTCCAGTATTCAAATATTCTGGTCTGCTTATTACCATCATAATCCAAAAACTCAATCTCATAAGTTCCAGAATCAATTAGGTATTGATATATAATTTCTAAGTTCATCATCCAACGAATGAAAGATACTCATAATTTTCTATACTTAATAAGTCTTGATTAAGGATTGATTCTGATCCATCATCCTTTCTAATCACTTGGAATATCTTTGATTTAAAAGGATTAGTTTCATCCTTAACAAATCTGCACATTATGTTCAAATCATCCCAGCTAACTGGCTTTAGTATATTGGCTTTATGCTTTGCATCATCCATGCTATCAGCATATACAACCATTCCTTTCATAATACCTCTTACTCCATTGCTAAATACTATCCATTGTTCCATAAGTCCTATTGTTTTTAAAGGGGCCGTAGCCCCTTGTTTATTTTATTTTAAGTCGCAAAAAACAACCTCTTTAGCTTTGTAAACTTGTGTGAAGTGGTTTATTGAATCTTCTAAACCATAAGCAGAAACATCTTTTTTTATAGATGCTCTTTCTCTTGTAACCTCTGCTCCGTTAAGTCCACCTCTTGAAGTGGCAACGTATTCAATCATTAAGTTTTCTTTGTCGATGTATAAAGTTGTCATAATTTCTAGTTTTACTTGTCCTTTGATGAATCAAATATATAACAAGTAAACGAGAATAACAAATAAAACTTAATAAAAAACTAAAATTTCTTTCTTATTTGTAAAATTATAATTGCTAAATAGACAGAGAAAGGTCTATGATAATACTCTTTTCCTTTAAGTATTGCCATCATTAAAGCTGGTTTATTAGTAGTTATAGCATTAATCAATATCTTCAGATGTATCATCATCATTCAATTTTGATAATTTCTCCAGCTGGTCTAAAGTAAGTCCTTCAAATGGATTAGTAAATGATCCACCATTATTGGTAATATCTTTAGTTTCTATATATCCTCTCTTTCTACCCTTTGTTTTTAAGTAGAAGATTGTGGATGTTGGAACCTTATCTTTTATCTGCTCATGCAAGGATGATTCAGCAAAATCCAATGCAACATTGTCAATCTCTTGCACTTGCTTGGCAAACTCTTCATCTTCCTTTAGCCAGGTATAATACTGGGTCCTTCCAACCTTTGCTAATTTACAAGCCTTAGTAACAACACCAAGCGTTTTCTCCAATGCTTCTAATATTGCTTTTTTATGATGTTCAGTTCTGTTTCCCATTTTCAATATTTACTAATACGTAATATTCCTTCAATCTGTTTAGGAACCTTTTATAAAATTGCCTCATTTCAGCCCCTAAAAATATAAATTCTTGATAGCTTTTATCAGTAAATATAGCAATAATCCCTCTATCAATCATTATTCCTTGCTCAAGTAAGGCCCCATAGTAAGCCCCAATCTGTAACTTATAATCTTCAATGTACTCTAATTTCTTTGGCTTTGATGCCGTTTTAAAGTCATTGATGTAGGTAATACCATTTCTAACCAGTATAGCATCATAACGGCCCTCATAGCAGTATTTTTCAGATACTACTTGCTGTTCTGTGCTTTTGATAGTGTAAGGCTCTAAGAAGTCATCCAAAAGAGGATTATTAGATTGGTTTTGATCTGCGTATAATTGTACGTTTTCATCTAATAATCTACCTCTCTTGAATGCTTCTTGTATAATCCTATCAGCTTCAGCCTCACCAACTGATGCTCTCCAAGATTCTAAGCCTTTCTTATCCTTAGTTTTACTCAATATTTTCGTCACTGATGGGTACATCTACGATTGAATCTTTTTCTTGTTGTGTTAATACTTCCAATATGTAATTATATCTAACTGGCTCATACTCATTAACTGGCATACAAAGCTGATCTTCATAAACGTAAGCTGTTGCAGCATCTGCCCAGCAACTTCCTGAATATTTGAAATCATCAACTCCTATTTTAGAAATCATGTGGAGATGAATCCTTTCTTGTAATTCATTGAATCCAGCTGTATCTTCTTGTGTAAATAATATTGCTTTCATATTAATAAATTGAATATTTAGTATTTAACCAATCAGAAACCTCTGCCACTTGTGTAGCATCGTGTAAATCTGAGTATAAAAGAACATTACCAACATACCCTATAAAACCTGCACCCCAAAAACTATCAAAGTTAAAATCTCCCCAAGTTTTAGCTGATGTCGAGCTATCTATTAGGCTACCATTTTCATATACAGCAATAGTATCGGTAGCAGTATCTAATGTAAAGGTTCTTATTGCTAAATCAGAAGTATTTGTAATAGTAGCAAAATGAGTAACGCCAGTATCATCTTGAAAATATAATCTAAAGTTATTGTATTCAAGTATCCTATTAAAGTTACCATCAGTAGTTCCAAAAAGATAACTTATAGAACTAGAATTGGTTTTATAATATACGCAATAAAAAGTTAATGATGAATCTGGCCCAGCAATACTTAGCGTACTAGCAAAATCCATATGATCTGCATATGCAAGTATATGAAATGCTGAATTACCAGTCCCTAAAGCATCAGTAGCATATAAATATTGGCTAGATGCAGTAGCTTGTTCTAATGTATTACTATTACCACTTTGATCGTTAACTTGTCTAATACTATCTCCATCAACTGCCAATGTAGTACCAGTATCAGAATAAACATCAGCATCTGGATTGATATACAATTGTAATTCTTCTGTAATAGGAGGAGAATCTCCACCACCACCACCACCAGAAGTAACTGGATCATTAGCAATAATGCTAATTCCACCACCAGCTGGAGTACCTACGTTTAAAATATTATCTCCCTTAATCATATTATAATAGTTCTCTTGCTACAATCTTACCAGCTACTCCAGATTCTGCTATTACTCTGATCTCTTCAGTAGTAGCAATATAAGCTGATGCATCAGCAATAATTAAAGAATCATCTGCTTCAGTAGCATCACCACTTCCAAATGAGATATATGCTTTCTTATCAGATAAATTTGAAATCCATACACCCTTTCTATCTGGATTCGCTGCTACTAATTGCTGAGATGAATTAGATGCAGTTACAGAAGCCTTAGATGATGCTGTAGATACATCTGTTAACTCTTGGCCAGTACATTCTTGATATAGCCTCTCGAAAGCTGCTTGAGAATAAACTGATCCAGCTTCATCTTGAATTTCTGCAATTGGCTGTACATTATACTGCACTTGACTACCTAATGTAATATAATATGAAGTATCTGCTGCTAATTTCTTTTTAACATATACGTTAGATGCGTGTTCTTCATGATATAAACCAGTAACTGAATCTTCAATTACTACATAATTTCCTTTTCTAAAAAATTTAATGTTTGCCATTTCTACTTATTTTGTGATAATATTAATTCTAATCTGTTTCTTTGTATATCTACCTTTCTTATATACTTAGTATCTTCTGTTAAGTAGCTTTGTATAACAGCCACATAGTAGTTCCAAGTTTCAAAGAATGGTACATCATTCTGATTTTCTAAGATAAATATATAATCTCCATAGATATACTCACCTCTTTTTACGGTAACTCCACCCTTATTGTTCATAAAATCTGTAAGGGTTAATAAATTTTTAAGCATTGGTAATATTGTTTATTAGTGTTTTAAAATCTTCTTTTGTTCTAATGATGTGATATTCAAAGCCATTATGTAGCATATTCAGCATCCATTTCTTCTGTATTTCTTGTTGTTTTCCCTTTGGTGTTTTCATCTCAATAAAGAATGCTCTACCCTTAAAGTAAAAGGTAAAATCAGCCCTTCCAGGCTGTACTCCCATTGCTTTATTCTTATTGCCTTGTATAGCATTAGCAGAATTATTAAGATTATAGCAAAGCAATCCTCTGTAATCTGGAAATGTATTGTGAAACCATGTATAACATGATGCTTGGATTCTATCTTCACTACTTGAAAACTTTGAATCTATTTTTGTTTGCATATTCAAAACCTTTTTTATACCCCATTAAATTACAAAAAATTCTGGCTTCTTCAATATCCTTTAGATTGTGTAAAACCCAAAATGGAGATATTACCTTTGCTTTACATAGTAATACCTTATCTTTTAAGTCTTGATCTAAAATATCATTTCTTGATAACTCTTTTAACTCAGCTATCTTTTTAGTTAACTTTTCTTCTGGTGTTTCCTTAAACTCATGTCCACAATAACCACATTCTTTAGCTGATGCTGGTAGAAATGATTCGCACATTGGACATTCCTTTATTGGTGCAACACCTTTTGCTTTCCTCTTCTTCTTTAAATCCCAAATTCTTGGTGATTCCCAAAAGTTATGGCGTTTAATATTGTTACCAAAATCAAGTAAGATGAATGATTCTTTGTTAGTAGTAATTCTTGATCCCCTTCCAACCATCTGTAGGAAAAGAGGTAAAGATGTTGTGGCTCTGTATAGAATAACGGTCTGAATATCTGGGCAGTCATATCCAGCAGTTAATATTCCTACATTGATCAGTATATTAGTTTCATTAGGCTTGCATTTACCAAAGTATTCTAATATCCCATCATTTACTTTATCTGGCTTATTAGAATGGATTAGATAGCATTGTAGGCCCTTTTGCATCAACTCATGATATAACCTCTCAGCAGATTGTATACTTGATGCAAAGCAGATGGCCTTAGTATTATTAGAATGCTTAATATAATTCTCAGCTACTCCATCATATATTCTATTCTCATCATACATCTGACCTAAAGATTTACCATTGTAATCTCCAGCAGTCTTTTTTACATTATCTAATGGTACATCTATACCAAATGTTCTGCACTTAGATAGCTTACCAATTTTTAGTAAATCAATTGTATCTATATCTTGGATGATATCTTGGTAATATACATCCATTGAAGATTGTTGACCAGTTCTAAATGGTGTAGCAGTAGCACCAATGATAAATGTATTAGGATTGAAATACTCAAATAGCTTCTCAAAGCACGTTTTATGTGCCTCATCTATTACGATCATTGTACAAGATTCAATAAAAGCCTTGTAAGCCTCTCTCCTTCTGTATAGCGTTTCTACCATTGCTACGGTACAATTGCTGTTGGTTATCTCCTTAGTATCTGCTGTAATATGCTGTGGCTCAATTCCAAAATGATGGAATGATGATGTAGCTTGATGCAGTAGTTTCTTTCTGTCTGTTAATACAAGCACCTTACCACCTTTCTTGATGTGCTGGGCTATCATGTAGCTAAACATAACCGTTTTACCAGCACCAGTAGGTGCAGTTAGCACTACTCTTTTATTACCATTGATGAATGATTGTCTAAGATTAGTAACTAACTGCTCTTGATATGGATATAATTGGATCATGTTAAGATGCGCTAAAATCTATAAAGCAAGAAATCATATTTTCTATTGGATCAATTATATCAATATGGATATAATAACAATCAGTATTTGGATGAGTAAACACTTGCTTATCTTTTGGTAATTGACCAAATGTTTTTAGATATGCTCTAATTTGTTCTGCTGCATAATCACAAAGTTCATCATCATCTTCAGCATCAAGTACTCTTATTTTTGTTTCATCAAAGTTCATCATATTATATCTCACTTTTTAATTGCTCAATCTGTTTCTTTATCTGTGGGAATTCTTTTTTATTACTTTGAACAGATAGCTTATATCGAAGCCTTTTAATTTTATCTTCTATGTTCTTAATTCTGGCCTTCTCAAAAATTACAGCTTCTAAAGTAAATCTTGTCTTTTCTGATTCATTCATGGTTATTATATCCAGATATTCCTTTAGGTTATTATCCTCTTGCTCTTCACCGTAAACAGTTCCAAAATCAACAAAATGATCTGCATAAGATATTTCTGATTTGGTTTTGATGATTACCTCATCACTATTTAGCCTTTTATAAACTACTCCACGAGATCCAATCATCCTTCTCTGTTCGTTTACATATCCAAAATGATATAGGTTACCTTCAACTAATTCTGCACCAGCTGATGCAACTTTGTAAGTTTTTGCTTTTGTTCTATCTAATAATTTCATTGTTCTATTGTTTTAAATAACTGCCATTAAGATTATGTAGGCAAATAAAAGAGTACATACCACATAGTAAACACCAGCAGTAGCACCCTTATAAAATTCATTGAGATGGTTATTTCTTTGCATTAGCCATTCTGTATTGCCAGTTAATAAATATGAATTTACATTCCTTGACTAACTCAACTGCTTGTTCTGCTGATGCACCAGATTCTAATGCCATTTCAAATAGCTTTATAGCATCATCATATGCAGCAAAATGTATTTCTTTATTGCTCATCTAACATTTCTTTAATAACTTCTAAATCAGCTTTAATCTGCTTTAAAGCCCCTAAATAATATCCTATCTGCTGATGTGCATTATTGTTACAGATATCAGCAATCTTCTCTGCATCTGTATTAAACTTAATATAATCCTTGACTATATCCAGCTTGCTTTTTAGTTCTTCTTTGTTCATAGTTTTACTAATATATAAAAAAATTACTAAAATCAAAAAAGTTCTGATTGATTGGTGCTTTTTTTGCTAATAATTCCTAATGCAGTTTCAAATATTGTTTTACCAGCTTCATAGTCAACCAGGTTTCTTAATACATCCCTATATCCTCCAACACTTGCTTTAACTTCAATTTTATGAAACTTCTGTAATACTTCATGCTCATTTCTAGTGCATAATATCCCTTCAGGTTTCCTTTTACTTAGTTCAAAAGGAAGATGGAAATTTGTCCAGTATAAATGTCTACCACGTTTTTTTGCTGGTATTAATGGAGTATAATATGGTATAACATTTTCAACTACATATTTACCTTTAAAATAATGCTGTAAAAATAATATCTCTTCATATAACTTCATATCTGGATATGTTGCTTTAGTTGTAGTTTCATAGTTTGAACTATTCCAATATCTTGCTCTACTATGCGTAGGACATGGAGGGCTTGACCAAATAAAATCAAATTCCTTATAATGATCCAATAAGTATTGATGTGCATCAGCAACTATTACCTCATCATTTGGGAATCTATCTTGGTATAATTTTGCTAATTCTGGATCATACTCTACTGCTGTAACTTCTATATCTTCCTTAACTTCATTCCACTTGTATCTGTTACCACCTAAACAAGCATATAAGTTTAATATCTTCATAACGATAATTTAAAAAGGTAGTTCATCAATTTCTTCTTCTTGTACTTCTATGCTTACTTCATTTGGATCATTCTTTAATAGCATATGGCATCTCTCATCAAATTGATTCTTCTTCTTACCATCATAGAATACACCCTTGTATAAAGCTAACTTCTGCACCCATCCAGAAAACTTATTCTGTGTAAGCCATTTCTTGTAATCATTATACTCATCAGTAAAATCATTGTATAATTGTTTCTTAACATAGCTATGGCCCACCTTGATATTATCTTCATCCATTGCCCATTCATAGAAATCAAATGATGTATCCTTAATAAACTTCCTCTTCTGAAGATTCACAAAGTCATGAGATACTAATCCATTCTCTAAAAAGTAATGTAAGCATTGGATCATATAGTTATCGAATATGTGCCATTCTGCATCATCCCAATCATCAAATAATTGCCTACCAAATTCATCTGCTGGAGTATATCTTACATTGAAGTAGCTACTAAATTCTATCTCAAATTTTCTTCTTTCAAATGATCCACCAACTCCACCAATAGTATAATTAGTACTCATCAGTATCTTTGGTGTATCAGCAAATGGAATGTGGATGGCATCCTTATTCTTCTTTTCTAATGTTATTCCTTCAGTTACCAGGCTAAACATATTCTCAAAAGGGAAATTTTTAGATACATCATCAAAATCCAGTATTTGTGTATCTACTCCAACGGTCTGGAATGGAAATGATTTATTAAAATTAAATTGCTTACCATCCAATATAGATAGATTCTTCATCTTTCCTAATGCTTGAGCAAATAGCCCTTTACCACTTCCACCATTAGGATTATCAGATATTACCTCATCATTACAGATAACGGCTCTATTCTTACCAGCAGATTTGTAAGAATGTAGAAAGAATCCTATTACAGATTTAAAGCTATTATACCTCATATTATTCTGCCCAGCTATAAGCCAAATGAATTTCCTATATTCTGCATTATGATGATCAACAGCTTTATAATCTCTTTGTATTATCTGTTTCTTCCAGATAAAGCCATTTAGATTCATGTAATCAATTTCTTTTACTTCAGTCATTGTTACCTCCAATGCACAATTCTGATAGTATAGATAGCAAGTATCAGCAGTATCTCTTTTGAAGTTTATATCTACTGAATCAAGTAATGATAGATACTTCTCACTAAAATAGTTAGGATTATCTGCCATGTAATCATAAGGCTTCATTCCAAAATCAGCAGAATTATCCATTAAGTAATTAAGTACAAAATCCTTTATTCTTTGTGTAGATGTATTATCAACTATATTAGAATCCATCTCAATAAATACTGGAATCTCAGAACCAGATGGATATATTTTAGCATAACCATTCTGCTCTAAAAACTCTTTAAATTTATGTGGCCTTAATCTAATCTTACCTTTACTATCAAAATCCCAGAATTCAACCGTAGATGCTACTACTTTAATCTGGCTTATGGCATCTTCTATTTCTACCTTAGTATAGTCTGTAAAGGATGCAACAATATCCTTATGTGTCCTTCCATCCTTAATCTTATCCTCTATCTTATTGTATGTACTTCTGTCCTCAAAGAATTTAGAACCAAAATTTACACTACCTCTTCTGTAAGCTGATCTAATAATGGTATTAATTTCTTGCTCTGTAAAATCCTTATTGATATACTGGTAAGCTAAATGCTCTGCTTCTGATTGGTTTATTCCATAATCAGATAATGCAGCAGCTAACTTAAATAGATTCTCATTCCTTTCTCCCTCTTGCATATTGTAGTTCTTATTGAACCACACTAAAATATTCTGTATTATCTTGGATGTAGATTTAAGAATCAATGGAGGATCTACTTCAGCAGTAATCATTATATCCTCTTCTTTCATCTTCTCCCATATAGTAGAATCTTCATTTACATATATCTCTGGATCATAAGATTCATAGCATACTCTACTAATGTTGGAAGATGATACATCAAAATGTGGTGATTGGAAGAAATCTTCTAAAGCCTCAAAGTATAGCTTATGATCATCCTTATTACATTGTGGAATCTTTACTATTACTTTTAAGCCTTCTCCAGATGGAGAAATAAAAGAAGCATAAGTAAACTCTACACCTTCTGTTATTTGCTTCCAATCTTTAAGGCTCTCTTCATCTTTAAAGCCATCAAAATCTAAGCATATCAATCCAGAATGCTCAAGCAATCCAATATCTGATCTGTTTTTAAACCTACCACTCCAGCAGATGCTCGGTAAATTCTTTTTAAGGGCATTCTTTTCAGTTTTGGTAGTCTTACCCCTTATTTCTTTAATTAAGTCCTTAGAAGCACCATTTCGTATTCTATCAAAGATAAAATCTGGTGTTCTGTCAAATCCAGTAGATGTACTATGGATGTTACGAAAAATAGTTACTTGCATATTCTGTTCTAATTTTGTTCTAATATCTAAATAATAAATCCTTTTGTCAAGTTTGGCGCTTGATTGGCGCAACTTTGTCGGAAAGGAAACTCAGTGATACTCTATCTTTCCTTTATTTCAGACAAAGAAGACAAAGTTTTCCACGAAAAAGTAAATCAAAATTTTTTTCAATATTGCTTTTTGTAGCTTTGACTAATTCGGTACTAAACTTTGTCTTTTGTCGGAGAAATCCCTACCAAAAAATAAAGTCTTTTATAATATGGTAAAAAATGCTTTTTTTTAGGATTTCCTTTTAAGATTCTAATGTGGTTTTCAACCATCTTAGCTGGATCTTGGATTACCGTACATTGATTATAGCGTATTGGGCCTTTAGGTATTCCATTCTTTTCAAAATGCTCTATTATCTGATCAATTTGCATAGTAAGTCTTCTAATTGTTCTATTGCATCAAAATTGCTATCTGATTTGTTTACTATGTTCACTATCTCTTCTGCGTATATTCTAATTGTTTCTTTCATATTTCTATTGTTTTATATGATTAATGTATGTAGGATTAATTGCATTACTAAAAATCCTAAAATAAATCCAATTAATAATTCTAAATAATTATCTTTGTTTTGTTTTATCTCATTTTCAAGTTCTGTAATATATCTTAAAACACTTATGGGTGTTGTAATATAATCCTCTTCAGCATTATTTCTCCAGTATTCTAAATCTTTTTCTTTATCCATCTTCTTCCTCTTTAAATCCTTTTTCATATACATCCATCTTATGCTTGATAATCCTCTATATTTCATAACTCATCTTTGTTTTGTTTTAATAAATGAATAAGGCGTGAGGACTTTCTTTATTCCCTTACTGTACGGGCAACAGGGTGGATTCTCCTCAAGAGTTTGCAACCTCTTTTTACATATCATACCAACAAGTTTTTCCTTACTCATCTTTGTTTTGGTTTAAATCCTATCCATTTTCTCATATCTTCTTTAGCTTTATCACTAAGAGGTGGTGGTACAGACATAGTACCATCTGTATTTTTTATCATAAGATAATGAGAATAGAAATATACAGGGTCTTTGCATTTTTCATATTCCTTTTCCCATTGTACTGTTATGTTATCTTCTTTACTCATCT